TGTGGTAGAAAAACGTAAAGGATGTCCAGACGGATAATTAAATGTGTAAGTTCCACCTTTAGCAAGACTAAGAGTAACACTAGACGTTCCAAAACCATCAAATCTAAACTTATTCCCTCCGTCATTAACAACTGTTACTGTATAAGTTTTGCTATCTGTCTCGCCAGCATCCCAACCCCATACGACTATGTTAGCACCAGAACCATTAATTGATCCGTAAAATTCAGTTCCTAAAGTAAAGCCATCATCATCAAATGATGTTACATCTTGAGAAGCAGAAGCCGTACTTTCAGCATTTGTTTTATTAGAAGCTAAACCAGCAGCTTTACCTCTTACACTATCAATCAAAGCATGCCAGTTAGAACCTCCTCTATTTTTAAACCACAACCAATCAGGCTGAAAATTAAATGTAGATATTTCTTGTGTTGAGTTAGTTCCTGTATAAAGAGTGCTATCAAAATGTTTATTAGGTAGCAGTATTGTTGGGTCGGGTAAGTTTGCTGAATTAAATGCCTTAAATCCTGTTGGTGGTGTATAACTAAACCCTTGTTGACCAAAATTAACATTTATAGTTTGTGAACCTGTTGAAGTTGCATTAAAAAAAGTAGGACTTAAACCATTGTAAGTTGTAACTAATCCACTATGAACAAAACCAGTTCCATTTACAGGATCACCAGAAAGCATATAGCTACCATTTTTGCCTATGTACCATTTACCATTATCAACATCTAAAGCAACCATTATTATGTCATTTGTAGTAAAGGAAACTGAAACTGTACCTGTATTTGGATTCAGTTCCCCATCAGATCCCCTTACAGCACGATAATAAGTAGTGCTGTCTGCACCAGCTACACCTACATAAAGATAATTACCAGTATTACCAGTATATTTTACTTCCCAATACCACTTACCAGAATATACTACAAAACTACCTTCTGCCCTTCCTGTATTGTTTGATGCTGGAATTACTGCCTGTAAATTACCATTGGAGAAAGTTGTGTTTGTTGCTTTATGATGTAAAGGGTTTAATGTAGCCCAGTTATTTGTAGGAGTATCTTCAACAGAATCATTACCAACACCAGCACTAACAGAAAAATTATTTGGTGTAAAGTTGTTGCCGTTACCGCTTGAATCTTTGCCAAGTGTTGTTGCAGTCGTTCCAGAATTATCAGAAAAATTTAAATAAAATCCATTTGTTCCATAACTTCCTGTATATGTCTTAGGATTCCATTGTCCTGTTGTCGCATCTGTCTCTCCAAAAGATGATGGTGTTAGTTGTAACCCATCAATAAAATTAATTTCTGCTAAATAGCCATCAAAAAATTGTCCATAACTACCTGACGGATAACCTGAGCCAAGAATGTGAGTACTTTGTGAATTAGTGTACCATTCAGCATTTTGAGAGGGATTATTTGAAGTTGAAAAAGATGTAATCTCAATACCATTAAGATAAATTTTTATTCTGTCAGCAGCAGTTGAAAGTGTAGTATCAGTATTAACAACTAAATGATACCAAGCCGAAACATCACGAAAAACTTGCGTTGTTTTCCTATAAACAGAACCTCCTGATCCAAATTCAAGCTTTTGAGTAGACATATCAAAAGCAATGTAATCATATGTATTACTAGATGGATTTTTAGCGGCGTAAAATGTTTGATAACCAGATGATCCTAAATTACTACGCTTGATCCAACCGCTCCATGTCCATTTAGTTCTTGTTCCAGTACTGCTAGGTGTCCTATTTAAGTACGCACTATCACCAGAATTAAACCTTAAACTACGTTCTACACTAAGAGATGTTTTTTTCCCAAATAAAAAGGGTGATGGACTACCAAGACTACTCATTAGCTAAAGTTTCCAATAAATTGAGCAGAAATTTTAGTAGATGATCTAGCGATCCATGCAATCATATCAACTGCATTAGCCCCTGTAGATAATGTAGGTGCTGTGCCTTCTGAAAAGTCCCAGTACGATCCAAAAGCTGCTGTGCGTGAGCCTGTGCCATCTTGTGTTATAAATATCACACCGCTTTGCCCTGCTGAAATATTAGAAGGATTAGCAAAAGTAGTATTACCAGTTAATGTTGTAGAAAAATTATTAGCTGTTCTAAAATCTAATGTAATTGTAGATGCGTAAGTGACAGCAGATATTTCTCCAATAGTTCCTTTTGTTGTAACTCTGCCATTACCTCCTGACGAGCCACCATTATCAAATACAAGAGTATTGATACCACTTGTTTCGTGTTTTACGTTTGTGACTTTGAGTGTACTCATGTTTTTGGATACTTGTCTTTGATTGCTTTAATTGTAGCTTTCCAGCCATCTATTCCATTATGGTATATATCGTCTAATTGACTAGCATAATCTGGATATTCTGCTCTTCTTTTAGATTTGTAACTATCATTTTCTAAATCCCAAGCAGCTTGTAATGCAGCAAGTCCGTCTGTACATTCTTTTTCTGTAGGTAGTTTAGTAACTGGATTATCTATTAATTCAGTAGCATCACTATTCCAAATTTTCTCTGATATTAATACTAAATTTGCATAAATTTTATTTTTAGGATCAGACCATTTATACCAAGAATATGGATATAAAGTTCTTAAATAATCTTCTATATGTGTTGGTCTTGCATTTACTATCATTATGTATCTCCTAAACGAGTAAATATTGCATAAGTTCTGTTTGCATTGGTATCAACAGTTGTTCTCATACTACTTCCATTCTGAGCCGATCCAACAGCAAATTTAACTTTTTGATTTGATACATCTGTAATATCAAATATCTTTTCAAGAGAACCCGAACCATGAATAATTGCACCAGAATCGCCAGTACAATTCACAGTATAATAAGCAGCATTTTCAGATGATGAAAAATTGTCAGCAGTATAAACAAGTTTTCCAGTTATTGATCTTCCATTGGAATAACTCATACTATGATGTCCATAAAATCTTACAGAATAGAATCCAGTAGACGGAAAAGTAAAATATCCATTGGCTTGAGACATACCTGTGCCGAGTAAACCATTTCCATAAGTATCATCTCTCTCCCAATCTGATGTACCGCCAAGAGTACCTTGATCGTTTATATACTGAGTTACCAATCTCCAAGTATCAACCATTGTTATTCCAGGAGTTACTCCAGAAAGTTTTGTGCTTGCTATTGCTGCACTTGCATTTATATCAGCATTAACAATAGAGCCATCAGTAATATTTGCTGAATTTATTACTAAACCAGAAATAGTATTGGTACTGCCGTCAAATGTTAAAGCCATAGTTAAACGATTGTATAGGTTGAACCAGAAGGTACTGTGACAGAAACTCCGTTATTTATAGTGATTGGGCCAGCACTCATAGCGTTTTTACCGCTAGTAATAGTATAGTCGGTTGTAATAGCTTGGTCATTCTCGTAGAAAATTTTGTCATTTCCACCGCCAGTAGCACCGCCACCGCCACCGCCACCGCCTGATATTTCTGCTACCGTTCCATCGTCTTTCTTGGTAAACAACTTACCTTCATCCGTTCTTACCGCAACTTCTCCAACAGCTAAATCACTAGCACTTGGATCGCTACCAGAACCTCTTTTTAGCTTAATTGTATTAGCCATTGGCCTTGCCTCCTATGACTTAATAAGTTCCACCATCAATATTGAAACTAGATGCACTTTCATCTTCTAAAAATGTTACTAGATCAGATAATGCAACCTGTTTCATCGTTCCAGCGTCATTACAGATAAACCTATCTGCTGCTGCAAGTGTTGTTGAAGTGGCTGATGTGTTTCCATCAATAATATTAATTTCGGTTGCAGTAGCAGTAACACCATCAAGAATATTTAATTCTGCTGTTGTTGAAGTTACTCCGTCTAAAATATTTAATTCAGCAGTTGTCGAGGTGACTCCATCTAAGATGTTTAACTCGGCTGTTGTTGATGTAACTCCATCAAGAATGTTTAGTTCAGAAACAGTTGCAGTTAAGCTAGTTAATTTTGTTACTGGTAAAGTTCCTGTTATAGAACTAGCAGCTAAATCAATAGCAATTTCAGTAGATTCAATAACAAGTCCACCATTTGCTTTCAAGTCAACAGATAAAGTATTACCAGACTTATCTAAACCGTCACCTGCTGTTACCTGACCTGCACCTGAGAACTGAGCAAAAGTTAATGAGTTTGTTCCAACAACGGCTGATCCTTTATTACTGGTACAGACGAAACCGTTATCCGCATTAACAGTTCCCTGCTCTACGAAAGTGAACATTCCTGCTGCATCTGCACCAGCAGCTAAATCACTTGATCTGGCTGGTGACGATCCAACAATATAAATACCGTTTTGGCTAGGTGTAGATTGATCTTTTACTAAAACTCTATCGTTGTCGGCAAGAGTAACACCGTCTATAGAATCTCCACTATTAAGTGCAGTTGAAATTGTTATATTTGCAGTTGTCGCTACTTTTACAGAATCTTTAACATCAAGTCCTTGAGAAGTGGCTTCTACAAATCCTTTAGTTGCAGCATCTTGAGT